AGGAAACAGTCGAAGCTTGGCAGTTGACCCAGTGCGAGAATTAGTTTTTGTTAAAGCTAGAAGTGAGGATTACACCCTATACGTCTATGATTATTCAGACCCGACCAGTTTGACCGAAACAACACTGGTTGGCGCAAGCTCATATGCCGGCGGTGGTTTCATTGTATTGGGCGGCATAGCCTCTTAATTAAAGGAATAAAACATGTTAGTAAAAATAGTAAATGACGCTGTAGATACTTTTCCATATAGCGTAAGAAAATTAAAAGAAGAAAACCCTAACACTTCTTTCCCAAAAGAAATGCCCCCTGAAGTCTTAGCTGAGTGGGGGGTCTACAGAGTAGATATGGCTACTAAGCCTACACCGGCACCTAGTCAAACCGCTGTGCCTGACGATTCCCCTACGCTTGTAGATGGGGTGTGGACTTTAGGCTGGACGGTTAGAGACTGGACGGCAGATGAGTTAACACGACTTGCTAGAAATGCTAGATATGATAGAGACGAAAAGCTATCTGAATCCGACTGGACGCAGTTACCTGATTCGCCGTTAGACAGCACTATAAAGGCTTCTTGGGCTACGTACCGCACAGCACTACGAGACGTAACTGGACAGTCTGGTTTTCCTACTGACATTACTTGGCCTACAGCGCCTTAACTATACTTGGAGTAACAACAATGAAATATTTATTAGTACTAGCAGCATTAACTCTATCGGCCTGTAACACGTTTAACGGTGCGGTAGATGGTTCACAAATGATCGTAGGCACCACTGTTGATTCAGCTCAGTCTATGGTTACGGATACAGCTAAAGGCGTTGGTGCAGGATCAGCTACGTTTGTTGAAGGTATTGCCACTGACATCCGCAAAGCGTCTGAGTAAATGTTAGCCGAGATCACCGCCGCCAATGCTGCGTTTAAGCTTATCAAAACTGCGCTTAGTAACGGCAAGGAGCTTTACGACTGTTCAGAAGCGGCGAAATCTTATTTTACTAACAAGAGCGCTATAACCAAGCGCGTTGCTCAAAAAGGCAAGTCTGACCTCGATGCTTTTATGGCCCTTGAGAAAATCAAAGAGCAAGAGGAATGGCTAAAGGACTATATGGTCTACGCTGGCCGAGCTGAGATGTATAGCGACTGGCTCAACTTCCAAAGCGAGTGCAAACGGGAGCGAGAGAGAGTCGCTAGGTTGGCTGTACTTAAACGCCATGCCACACTAAAGCTAATTAAACAGTTTGTTACCGTTATAGGTATAGCGGTAGCGGTAGTTCCCATAATGATTTACGTAATAATACTTACGGCACAAGAGTACAAATAATGACCACAGTCAAAGAGATGGAAGTAAAACTAAACGGGCACGAAAAAGAGTGTGCCGTTAGGTATGCCAATATAGAAAAGCAATTAGACCAAGGCAATGCCAAGTTTGATAAAATTAATACTCGATTTGATGCTGTTGATAAGCGGTTGTGGCTTCTTTATCCCTTTGTGCTAGTTTCTCCTCTCGTAGAGAAGTTATTCCAATGAGTATATTAAACTCTTTAATAGCACCCGTAACTGGTCTTCTTGACAAGTTTATTCCTGATGCCGATACAAAGCAAAAGATCGCGCACGAACTAGCGACTATGGCCGAAAAGCACGGTCAGGAAATAGCACTAGCGCAAATTAAACTTAACACTGAAGACGCTAAAGGCAATTGGTTTCAATCGGGCTGGCGGCCAGCAACTGGCTGGATCTGTGTCGCTGGATTTGCCGTAAACTTCCTTATTTCGCCATTAGCTGCACCTTTAGGAATAGTAATACCACAAGCGGATACCACGGTTATGTTGCCTGTATTGCTTGGTATGTTGGGTCTGGGTGGTATGCGCACTGCGGAAAGGATGAAGGGTAAAGGCAAATGAAGTACTTCAAACTCTCAGATTTTAACTGCCAACAGACGGGTAACAACGAGATGTGCGAGGATTTCTTGGTAAGACTTGATAACCTACGCGAGGCTTGTGGGTTTCCGTTCGTAATTACTTCGGGCTACAGAGACCCTAGGCACAGCATAGAAGCACGAAAAGCTAAACCCGGAAAGCACAGTGAGGGCATTGCTTCAGATATACGTATCTCTAACGGTGCAGAAGGGTATAAAATAGTCTCTGAGGCAATGAAGGCTGGGTTTACTGGCATTGGAATTGCTAAGACATTTATCCATGTAGACGACCGAAAAACTACTCCGGTTGTCTGGTCATACTAGTAGGTAACCTATGCCCCTTAAAAAACTACAGCTAAAACCCGGTATTAACCGTGAGAACACCCGCTATACTAATGAGGGCGGTTGGTATGAGTGCGATAAAGTCCGGTTTCGCCAAGGTCTGCCGGAGAAGATTGGGGGGTGGCAGCGTATATCTGACGCTACGTTCCTCGGCGTATGCCGATCTCTGTGGAACTGGGTTACCCTAGGTAGTCAGAACCTGATCGCCGTAGGCACTAACTTAAAGTACTACATTGAGAACGGTGGCGCTTACAACGATATCACACCATTACGTGCTACTGTAACCCTGACTAACCCGTTTGAGACTACTAGTGGTTCGCCTATAGTAGAAGTTACTGACGCCAACGGAGGATATATTGACGGGGACTTTGTTACGTTTAGCGGCGCAAGTGCTGTAGGGGGTCTCACTCTAAACGCCGAGTATCAGCTATCTGAAACTACAACAAACAACGTATATACAATAGATGCAGGGACTAACGCCAGTTCAAGTGCTACAGGTGGTGGCACAGTAACGGCTGCCTACCAGATCAATGTTGGCCCTGCTTTTGCTATCCCCCTAGTTGGTTGGGGGGCTTCAAGTTGGGGTGTCGGTGCGTGGGGCGTAGGTGACTCTTCTACTGCTAGCCTACGTATATGGAGCCAAGCTAACTTTGGAGAAGATTTAATACTTGCTCCTCGGGGCGGCTCTATATACCTTTGGGATGCCACAAACGGGGTAACCACTAGGGCAGTAGCTCTTACAGGTACGGAAGTACCAACGTCACAGAAGCTAATCCTCGTGTCAGACGTTAATCGGTTTGTATTTGCTTTCGGTGCTAACGACCTCGGTTCTTCCCAGCCTAACCCTATGCTTATTCGTTGGTCAGACCAAGAAGACGCTACTAACTGGTCACCTTCCTCTACTAACCAAGCGGGAGACACCATACTATCTAACGGTACAGAGATTGTAGCTGCTCAACAGGCGCGTCAAGAAGTACTAGTATGGACAGACTCCGCTCTGTACGCGTTACAGTACGTTGGTGCTCCTGCCGTGTGGACTGCGCAGTCCGTTGGTGAGAATACATCTATTGCCTCGCAGAACGCTGTGGGTTGGGCTAATGGCGTGGCTTATTGGATGGGGCGAGATAAATTTTACATGTACGATGGACGTACCCAACCGCTCAAATGTGACTTACGAAGGTTTATATTCAACGACTTTAACACCCTACAGTACGAGCAAGTATTCTGCGGTACTAATGAGTCCTACCACGAGATTTGGTGGTGGTATTGCTCCAGCAGTTCTAGCGTAGCCGACAAATATGTAGTGTATAACTATGTAGAAAAAGTATGGTACTACGGCAACATGAGTCGTACTGCATGGCTTGATTCGGGGCTAAGAGACTTCCCTCTAGGCGCTACGTACAGTAATAACCTTGTTAATCACGAGGAGGGCGTTGACGATAACGAAGGGGCGACTACCGCTCCTATAGCGGCGTACATATCTTCCGCGCAGTTTGATCTGGAAGACGGGCATCAGTTTGCCTTTATTTGGCGTATCTTGCCGGACATTACGTTTGATGGGTCTGAAGTAGATTCTCCTAGTGCGACTATGACCCTGTTACCCCTACAAAGTTCCGGTTCAGGGTATAATAACCCCACTTCTGTAGGCGGTACCAATAGCGCAGGTATTACACGTTCGGCGATATTGCCGGTAGAGCAGTTTACAGACCAACTATTCGTACGTGTACGTGGACGACAGCTAGCGATAAAGGTAGAATCTAGCGCAATAGGTGTTACTTGGCAGTTGGGTAGCCCTCGTATAGACATGCGTTCAGACGGGAGACGTTAATGGCTGTAGATAATACTAGGTACAATGTGCCATTTCGTGCCCCTGCCCTACCGTATCCGCCTCAAGTATACGACCAACAGTCGTTTGAAGAGTTTAATAAAATACTGCGTATCTACTTTAACCAGCTAGATAACGCCCTACGAAATGCTACGCTTGTACAACAAGCAGAAGCTACTACTTGGTTTATAAGCTAATGGCTAATACTTACAAGAATGCAAAGCTAGACCTAACTACTACTAACGTAACAGTTCTATACACTGCGGCTGGTCTTACTACAGGTATTGTTAAGTCTATTATAGTATCAGAAGATTCCGGTAATGCTGATACTATAACGATTACTTTGACTAATGGTAGTACTGTTTACAACCTATTTAAAACAAAAGCTGTTGGCGCAAATGCTACTGTGGAGTTGTTAACAGCACCTCTAGTAATACAGCCTACTGAGATATTAAAAGTCACTGCGGCTACTGCTAACAGATTGCATGTTGTAGCAAGCATTTTGGAGGTTACGTAATGTCAGGATATAACAGGACGTCAGGGCAATCTTACAACTACAATCAAGATGGCACTTATACCGATCAGTATGGTAACGTAATTGGCACTACGGGAAATTCGCTAGACCGCGCATACTACTACTGGCAATCTCGTGCAGGTTCTGGGGCTTTTACCCAAGTAGGAGAAGGTTTAGACCGACCTGAATATGGCGACCGCTGGAAAGGACATTCTGAATATAACCCCGCTTACTCTTACTACAAAGCTATGGGTGTTCCTATACGTGATTTTTACTACGCAAGTGATTCCCATTCTGAAGCAGAAATAGAAAGCTACGCCCAACTAATCGAAGAGTTTGAAGCAGGCCCAGTTAGCGTTGTGGGTTCTCCTGAGTATACCCGCGCCCAAGAGTGGTTCCGAGAGGCCGTACCTACGTTAATTAACAATACAAATGTAGCTCGGGATAACCTCGTAGACTACTTCGGTATGGAGAAAGAGTTAACCAAAATAGGATACAGCGAGGAAGAAATTGGAAAGGCGCTAAACAAGAGTAGAATGTCGCCTTACTCAGGGATGGCGTTTAGCACTGGGGCAGAAAGCGCAGGGTTTGCGGACGCGTACACTAAACTATTTAACGAGGCAAAAATCTACGGGGGTATTACAGAAGACTTCCAAAAAGCTTACGACATAAAAGCTCCTGAGTACCACGACAAAAACTTTGCCCGACTAGTTTCCCTGAGTATGACCGACCCTCAAGCGTACCAAAGAGAGTACGCAAAGATGAACTTGCGAGACAAAAATGTCTACATGTTTAAAGCGTACGACAAGGGGTTGTTCGAGGACTCTGCGGAGCGCACTCGCCTAGAAGAAGCGGGAGTTGCCCCCGAAGAAATTAATAAGCGTATCGAACTAGGTTCGATGAACAAGTATAAAGAAGTTATAGTTAGCAACTTGCACGAGTCGGGTAACTATGACGATGTGTATAAAAGACCCGCTACCGGAGATGCAGAACTTTTAGGTTTTGACGTTGCGGGGGGTGACCCTGAATCCGAGTGGGTAGTAAAGATGAAAGGTAACGCCTTTCAAGACGCTGGTGGCACTTCGGGCGGGCAGTATGGGTACCGAAGAATAAAGTTTTTCCCTGAAGAAACCCTCCGCGCTTCTGGGGTGTACGGCCCTGAGTCTAAGTACAACAACTATTTACAGTCTGAATCTAGCCTCGAAGAAAAGCTAGCCCGACAGTCAGTAGGAAAAATGGAAACCATTGGGGGTCTAGGGGAGTATGTAGACGTAAGCCCTGAAGACGAGACGCTGCTAGAGGGTGCCATTAACTTTGCAGATTTAGCCCTTTCAGTGTTTGTCCCCACGTATAACCTAATTAAAATCGGCGTAAACGCCGCTCAAGGAGAGACCCTACACTTGGCGGACTACGTTTCTGCGGGTGTATCGGCACTAAAGGTATTTGACGTTATCGCAGCGCCTATGGGGGTGGAAGAAGCGGCGGAAGTAGGTGCGACAGCCTCTGCAAACGTACTTGAAGCCGGAGGCACAGCAGCGGAAGCGGCAAGAGCATCAGAGCAGGCTATAGCCTTGGCATCAGCGGGCAAAGGACTTACCTTGCCGGGAATGTCCGAACCGCTAACTTACGCGCAGACAGTAGGACTTGCTAACTCTATAACCGAGGGTAACCCTGCGGCGTTTATCCTAGGTACTTTTGGCGGAGATATGCTAGACGCAGCTTTCGCTAAGTATGGAGTAGACCCTGCAAATCTCCCTGCGGGAGTAAAAGAAGGCATTGTTAAGGCCATAAGTAAAGTAGGGCAGGGAGAAGATTGGGACGAGGCTTTATCTTCTGGCGCGTACGCGTGGTTTAAAAGTTCCGACTTAGGAGATGGATTCTTAGGAGAACTTCAGCAGGTGGGTAGGGATATAGATAGTACGTACTTGCAGCCCCTAAAAGATTCCCTTCCTGACCTCGGGGGGGTTGTGGGCGATTGGCCTGTGTGGGGAGAAATATCTGAGTCTACCGGCCAGCTAATAGACGGGTTCCAAGACATAATAGGTGGAATGAACGACTTAGTTCCGGGGATAACAGACTTTACACAAGAAATAGCCAACAGTGTTTTGGAAGTGATACCTACTGAAAGCATAGAAGAAGCTCTTAGCAAGATTGGTCAGATGACAGGCGGGGCGTTTAACGAGCTACCTGCCGCCGCTCAAGATGCCCTAGAAGAAGGACTTCAAAGCGCCATAATAGACGGAGAAGTAGACTCTCTTGCTATGGCCGAAGCCGTATCTGCCGCAGTAATAACTACTGATGCCATAAACGAAGCGTTCCCTGAAAGGCTAACTGACGTAGTTTCGGCTCGGATAATAACTAGTGCAGTACGAAATTCAATAACTGCCGCTATGTCAGGAGGAGATGTTTCTGATGCGTTTGTACTAAGTATAGCTCAAGGGGCCGCTAACGCCGCTAAAAAATCCCTCCGCGAAGGAACTTGGAAAGACGATCTTCAAGGACTAGTGGACAGAGTAGAAGGAGACTATACAGACACAAACAACTTACGTGCTGACGTAGATAAAGGAGCTACTGACTACGCGACTAAAGCTAAAGAGTACAATGACCTTGTAACTGAGATGAACTCAGAAGAAGCGGAAGTACTACGCTTATCGGAGAAAGCTGCCAGTACAGGGGCACAAGCAGATGAAGCGGCGTTTAACGCAGCCCGAGACGCTTTTCAAACAAAAGTAGTCGATACTTACGCCCCGCAACTAAGCACCATAGTACAAGACATAGATAGCATTAAAGTAAAGCGAGATGAAGATGTGAGTAAGTACACCGCATCTCTGGATAGCTTAGATACGGCTACAGTACTGCTTAACGACAACTTAACTCCAGTGTACGCAGATATAGACAAGCTTGCCGTTGAAGGGATTAACCCTGAGTTTGACGTTAAGTTTTACGCCCAACAGAATGGTATTACAGAAGAAGAAGCCTACAAAGACTACTTAACCAACGGGTTGTACACCAACGCCCCCGCCAATCAGACGGCACTTACCGCACAAAACACTGCAACAGTAAACAACGTGCTCAACGATTTAGCCGCATCCACGGGGTTAGACTTGACTAAGCTAGCGCCCGAACAAATGAAAGCGGTTGTACAAAGGTTAACACAGGTTGCTCAGGGGGATGGAGTAGACCTTAAAGACTTAAATGTTGCTGCTGTAGCTCAAAATGCGCTAAGTGTAATTAATAATCCAGAGGGGACTGGGGACGAGTTCTTCAGTATGACCACCGATGCCGATGGGAATGTAACTTCTTTCGAGTACGGTAGTTCATCTGCGGGGTTTAATAGAGCCGAAGGAGTTACTAAGCAAGACGTTCTTAGTGGCGCTGCTAGAGCGCAAGTTAACCCTGAAACAGGACAGTATGAATGGACTAAAGTTCCACCTCAGACTTATGTTGCTGAAGGGCAACTATACCAGTACGACGCAGAGACTGGACAACCTTACACGACAAACGCAAAGGGGGAGCGTGAAGACGTAGACTTTATAGCTTTGGGTAACATTGACCCGTTTACTCCTGATGTATCCCCTACGTTACAAGATTTGTCGGACAAAAACTCCCCCGCGTATAACCCTGAAGTGTTTACAGAGGAGTTAAATAACAGCGCCACCGTTGATGACGGGGGTAATGTGGTAGCGGATGAAAGTTGGGCTGACTGGCTATTGGGGGCGTTCCAAGATGGAGCTACCTACATAGCGAAAGCTGAAGAGGAAATAGATGACGCGGGTGGACGTTCAGACGGGATGCCGGGTTCAGACCGGGAATCTTGGACTAACCCTCAAAATAGGTTTGCTATATTGACCCAAGGAATATCGCAATTTGCGGGGTTTATAGGGGGGATGGCCGACCTTGTTTCTCAAGAGTACGGAGGCGAAATAACTCAGTTTGCAAAAGACTTAGAAACCCTAGGGTTAGGTTCGGCTACTGAGGAATACCAAGCTGCTAAAGTAAGAGTAGACGAGTTTGCGGCAAATTTACCCCAAGCGACAGACGACCCTGACACCCCTATAGAATACTACGAAGAAGATGTGTACTCGTATGCTCCTCCGGGTATGGGGGGAACTACTCTCATGCACCGAAAAGGAGATTATAAAGGCGGGGATGAGAGCAGGGGGTATGATGCTTTTTTACATGGAATGGGGAACGTATTAGAAACAGCGAAATTTGACCCTAATATGTTTTTTGCCCAGAACATACTCGTGGAACTGCCCTCCGAAGCCGCTACGGTAATGGTGGGTATGAAACTTAAACTTGGAGCGGAAGTAATGCTGAAGGGGCTTAGTTCTGTAAGAGGGCTAGGTTTGGCGGATGACGTAATAAAATCCGCGAGTACAAAATTTGGTTTGGGTGGAGCAGCCGCAACGGACGTTGCGGAAAGTACAGGCGCTAATTTTGCAGGTGCCTACGAGCAGGCTTACGCTACCCAAGAAAAAATGTTAGGGATAGAGGCCGATAGACTAGAATTAACAGGGCAGGATAAGCAAGATTATATAGACTCATTTGCTGAGGACACTGTTAACTACTCACTAAGCGTAGCTACAGATGCTGCCTACGTGGCGGCTATGGCTACCACTGCTGTATTGTTTTCTGGCGGTATGGCACTGGACAAATTATTTATTGACGGCAAAGTTCCTGACGAGATGCTACCCCTGTGGAAACAAACCGTTGGGTACGTCAATAGTAGAAAAAATGCTGTCGTAGGAGAAGGTGGTTCCGAAGCCTTAGAAGAACTTATTGTAGCTGATTTTGTTAATGGGCAATTGCACTTAATAGACCCTTCCATAAACGTGGCCCAAGAAAACGGAATTGCTGCCGCAACGGGTATGATAGTTGGGGCGGGTACGACGGCTACCATACTGGGGGTCACTGATATGCAAACCCTAAGCAGTCGCCTGATACTTATGCAAAACCCCGCGGCGCTAGAAACTTTAGAGAATAGCGATAACTACAGTAGGGAAGAACTAGAATCTCGACTAAACACATTCTTAGGTGATCCTCAAGTTGCTACTGACGCGGTAAACTTCTTGTACGACGAAGTTTACACAAGCACTGCCGAAGCCACCGATGCGCTAGAAGCTTTAGGTATACCCTACACGCCGGAAGATGTTACCAATAACACAGGCGAAACAGCAGATGACGACCTAGACGATCAGCTCGCGGCGTACTGGGCAGCAACCCAAGGAACAGATACCGATACTGACGGCGATGGCATACCCAATGTGCAGGATAACGCACCTAATGACCCAAACATTAGTGGTATAGACATTGATCCTGACACGCAAGACACATCTTACGTAGATGCTGATGGGCGTATTGTTGTAACTAGCCCCGATGGAGTAGTTAGTATTTTTAACTCCGATGGCACCCCTGTAACACCTGATTATACCACTATGCCTATAATTGATGACGAAGATGTAGATAAAGATCCCGATGTAGACGTAGATGATACTATTGACGAAGATTCCGATGTAGACGTAGATGATACTATTGACGAAGATTCCGATGTAGACGTAGATGATACTATTGGCGAAGATTCCGATGTAGACGTAGATAATACTATTGACGAAGATTCCGATGTAGACGTAGATAATACTATTGACGAAGATTCCGATGTTGAGCTAAACGCTGCCGCTATTGCAGACGCTCAACTAGATATTGACGCCTTAGTAGAGCAGGGTTTTACTCGTGATGAAGCCATTGCAGCAGTTGCTGATCAGTTAGGTACTACCGCTACAGAATTGACTACTGCTATAGGAACCGTAGAAACAGCAGTGGGGCTAAACGCTGACGCTATTGCAGACGCTCAACTAGATATTGACGGTCTTGTTGAATCTGGTGTAGCGCGTGATACAGCTATTGCTACTATTGCGGAAGATTTAGGTACTACAGAAGCAAATTTAACCGCCCTGCTAGAAGCAAACGCTGCGGGTCTTGATCTGAACGCGCAAGCTATTGCAGACGCTCAACTAGGTATTGACGCCTTAGTAGAGCAGGGTTCTTCCACTCAAGACGCTGTTGCCGAAATTGCTGAACAGTTAGGCACTACCGCACAGGCTTTGGCTACAGCAATAGGGGGTATAGACACTGCTGTAGTGGGGGTATCTAGTGAGGTGCAGGCACTTTCCGAACTTATAGGTAAGCCTGCCAGTGCAATTACTGATGCAGACATAGATTTTTACGCGGACTACTTAGCACAACAGGAAGTACTTAGCGAGGCTGAACAGGCTTCTTTTGTTCCAACTGACCAACAATTGCAGTATGATGTTAACAATGATGGAGTCATTGATATTGCTGACCAAACTTTAGCAACTCAATCATTCCAAGGGCAAGACGTAGACCTAGCAGGTAAGTTTGCGGCGACGGGATTATATGCTGGGCAACAGGCGCTAGACGCTAGGTTGCAAGACCAATTAGACTCCCAGCTTGAGTTTGAGCAGCAGCAAGCGTTAGAACGAGAGCAAGAGCTAGAACAAAAGCAAGCGTTAGAAGTACAACAGCAGATTGCCGCAAGTGCCTCGGTGGAAGCCGCGAACCAAGAGAAGTATGAAGAAGGGTTTAGACAGTTAGCGGCATCGAACGCCAGAGGGACTATCAAAACGAATAAAATGGGGCTAGCGGAGTTCGGCCCCCAATACGATTTTAAGTCTATCTTTGCGGATCAAAAGGACGCTTCGATGGCCATGACTCCCTACGGAGCTAACCAGCAAGGGTTTTTTGGTGCCAAAGCGGGCGGCAGGGTAGAGAGTGACACAGACAAATTGATACGATTAATTGGAGAACAGTGATGGGTTGGTATTCAGACACAGTAGATTTCCTTACGCCCGATGGTAGTAAGGCGGAAGAATTTTTTAATAGTGAAATTGTCGGCGGAGTTATACAAGGCGCTGCTGCTAATGAACTTAACAAATACTTCCAGCCAGACATACCCAAAGTAGGTTACCAAGGTAAGATACCTAACTTGCAGGCCGTACGCGAACGCGTGCCTATGCAACAACCTACAGAAGGACAGCCTGCCCGTAGACCCGGCGAAGCGGGACGTAGGTACTTCTCTGATGTGCAGTATGCAACACGCCCCAAACAAGAAACTCAGACAGTAGAGGAAGCACAAGCTAAAGCAAGGGCACAAGCAAACGATCTTGCAGGGATTGTCCCTGAACCCCAGACCTATGCTGCGGGTGGCATTGCCTCTGCGCATAATGGCTACTACCTAGGTGGTAAGACTGATGGTATGGCTGACGATGTGCCAGCAAGCATTGATGGTAAGCAAGAAGCCCGTCTGAGTGACGGTGAGTTCGTTATCCCTGCTGACGTAGTAAGTCACCTAGGCAACGGTAACTCTGATGCAGGTGCAGACCAGTTACACGGTATGATGAACAATGTACGTATGGAACGTACGGGTAACCCAGAGCAAGGTAAACAAATAGACCCTAACAAGTTTATGCCTAAGATGGCTCAAGGCGGAATTGCACAGGCGTATAACAACGGCGGCTCTGTCTATAAAAACCATAGCCCCAAAACTAACTTCGAGGATGGTGACGCTGTAGTAGGCGGAGAAGGCGCGGGAACAGTAGACCCCAACTCAACGATCGGGCAAG